GTGAATAATGAACGCGGGTGGACATGCCCGCGTACGCCTTGGGCAATGGTGACGCGACCACCGCGACCGACCACCGCGGCACGGTCGACCGCCTACCGACCGCCTAGGGGGGGCGCCGATAGGAAGCCACGCCAGTTCATTTTCCTTGGGTGACCCTCACAGTGCTGAAAAGTAAATACACTAAAATACACAGTAAATACACTGTTGGTGTATTGTGGGTTTTCCAGTTCAACATGGTGGTTTCAACAGCAAATACACTTAAATGCATTTAGAAATACACGATGTCTTTGAGACAATGAGTGTATTTCGTAGGGGGTTTCTTTTTAAACTGTTTAACGGTTAAACTGTTTAAGGGTTAATACGGTTAAGCGTAGAAATACACTTCCGCTTTAATGCTTCAGTGTATTTCGGTTAACGGTTAAAGGGTTTGTAAAAATTCAAAAAATGGCAAACGGCTATGACAAGATTGAGTATCGTGTAAATGGTTCGGTTCCCTTTTGGAAAGAATGGCCTAGAAGACTTCGCCGGGTATATGCAAGTCTTGAAGATTGGGGTTCTTCTGAAATAGCTATTCAAGACATGGTTGAGGTATGGGGTTGGAAGTGGGAATCTATAAACCGCCTTATCAAATCCACTCCTACTTTCGAGCAAGCACTTGAAGCCTATAGAAATAACGGGAACTATCCGACAAGAAAAGGTTGGCAAAAAGCAGTAACAACCTCTCAGCTAAAAACCGTTTACATGAGAGAAGGGGAACTTGCAGCATACGCAATGCTAGAAGCAGACCCAAAGGCAATAAACTTTCATAGGGACATTGTTGAAAAAAACGGTATGCTTGATATGGCAGAACCATTTCAAGAACGAAAAGATATTGAGACTCACGCTAAGTGGGCTGAAGATACTGAACAGGTAGAAAATCCCGTATCCGACGATTCAGGACTTGCATCATTCAAAGTTAGTTAATGCCTTACAAGCCACATGAACACCAACTGAAACTTCACCAATCAAAGGCGAAGATAAAATGGAATCAGACAGGACGGCGTGGCGGAAAAACCCGATCTGCACTTGAAGAAGACTTAGCGGTCATAGAAGAACTCTCACAAGAATACGTCGTATTTCCAAACGACCCTAGTAACAAACAAACAGCCGAAGAAGCAAGACTCGTTCCCGCTATCCACGTATGGACTGTCGCCCCCACAAAAGCACAGATGTACCAAGTCTGGAACGAGATGCAAGCGTTTATTCCCGAACACCTTGTTTCTAAAACAAACCCCTACAGAGAAAATAAACTTGCGGGAGGCAGAGGCTCTGGATTCAAAGAAGACGCTCTGCATGTCTGGTTAGTATTCAAAGATAACAACGGTAGATGGCTCCGAGGAAAAGACGGTAAACCACGACCAAGACCTGTTGTCTTCTGGGAACTTAAGTCTGCAGATAATCCCGAATCACTTCAGTCAGTAGGACTCGACTTCTTACACGTAACTGAAGCACAAGAAATAGACGAACGTGGGTGGAATAAACTTAGACCCACTCTTTCAAGTCCCGGAAGAGCAGGGCGCGCACTTGTCGAAGGCATACCCCCTGTATCACCCGGTCACTGGTTTGCAAGAAACTTTAAACGCGCCAAGGAAAAACCTTCTTCAAGAAGAGAAGCATTCTCTTGGACTGCGTTTGATAACCCTCTTCTCACTGAAGACCAAAAAGAAGAAATCAGAGATGACAGAGAAACCATGATGGAAGACGACTGGAATCGTCTCTACATGGCAATACAACCAGAAGGCGTCGGAGCATTCTTTAGGAAAGTTGATAAAGCAGCAATTGCTACTGAACTACTAAACCCTAAACCAAACTGTGAATACGTTGCAGGGCTTGACCTTGGTCGGTCAAATGACGCTACTGTCATGATTATAAAAAATCGCAAAACAAGAGAATCCGTTTATGCAACAGAACTTCTAAAAACAGACTGGACTATCCAGATGGAAGTAATTCGTTCTGAAGCCCGAAGATGGAATCTTAAGCAAATTGTTATGGACTCTACCGGACTTGGTGGGCAATTTGCTCGTGACATTATGTACAACGAAATGCTTGCCGAAGGAATTCCGGTAATAGCTTTTAATTTCACTCCGATATCTAAATACCATGATTTGTTCTTACCATATCGAGTTGCACTTGAACACGAGCATGTAACTTTTCCCAACGATTGGAAAAAACTGTCAAACCAATTAATGGACATTTCGCATAAAGAAACTTCTAATCGTGGTCACGTATTTACAACCATTTCAGGAAAACACGATGACTGGGTAGATGCGGAAGTTTTAGCCTTGCATGGATGCGACCCAGTGGAGTATGCTCAGAAAGCGCATACAAATAAGGCTTTCAAGGGTGCTGAACCGCTAAGACCTCTAAATACTGCGCGTAGACGTAGGAAAACCTCTTTCTTTCAAGGGGTCAGAGAACACAGATACGCAGATGTACTTGATGAAGTCGATATTGTAATAAACGGCGAACCTGCACAAATGTAAAAACGGTTTATGACTTCCTCATATTTGAACGGAACTACTGTCAACTCTATGAAACAGACGGTGTCTGATGAAAGTATTGCACTAGAGAAAGCACCGTCACAATCAGAACCCACACTGTCACTAGCATGGATAGAATCAGAACTTGCTCGTGGACGTATGAAGTTCTCCAAGTTTTGGAGAAAGTGCCAGACAGCAGACGAATTTGTAAAAGGTGATTTCGACTTTCCAATTACGGAAGATGGAACACAGATTCGACTAGGAACAGCACACTCCACAGTAAAAACACTTACCGATCATATAACCCCGCCATTTATTGACGTTACTGTTCCACCACCCGGCCCAAGAGGTCAAGCGCGAGCAGAGCGAATAGAAAAGTTCCTGCGAGGAGCAAACCACAGACTCGAACAGGACACTCCTACCCGAAGAATTATTAACTTTCATATGGCTTCCTACGGAGTTGCATGGGAAAAAACAGAGTTTGCTGGAAACAGATGGGCTGAATTTCCTGAACCGCCAGATGATTCCGGTGATGTAGGAAGATATAAAGAAGAACTCAACGATGTAATGCAGAAACGGGCAATATCGTGGCCTGTTGTTGCGAAAGCCGTAAACCCTCAACAATGTATTTGGGATACGAATAACCAATTCAACCCAAGATGGGTAATGCATTTCTGGGATGTAGAAGCAACATGGATACATGCACACTTCCCCGGATGGGAAGGGCCAAGTGACGGCAACGTGCAGTTCATAGAAATATGGACACAGTCGCAGGTTGCATATATTGCAGAACAATCATGGGTTATGAAGCCAAGAAAACATGGCTACATGACGTTGCCATGGACAATGTACTGGCCTCAAACAGGATTGGTGACTTTAGGTAATAAACCTGAAGACCTGTATCGAGGAATACTTGACGGCAACTTTGACATGATACGGGCAGAATCACAGCTTGCATCTCACTATCTTGATATTGTAAATAAATCAGCTTGGCCTGTTACCAACTTCCAAGGCCCGCCGGGCATGACTGAAGAAGTCCAAGCGGAATACGATCAGGCTCCCGGCGCACGAAACAACCTTCCTCCTCAAGTAGAAGTAAATGTGCAGCAGGTTCCTGAGCCTCCACAGTCAATTCTTATAGCCAAAGGAGTATTAGATCAGGCGTTAGAATCTAATACAGCACCGTCGGTAACGCGTGGACAACGTCCGTCAGGTTCAGCTTCTGGCTACGAGACGGCAGTTCTGTCCGGTATTAGCCGTCTCAATTTTGCTGCTTATGTAGATGGGTCACAAAGAGGGCTTCAGCACAGAAACGAAATTATTCTTAATATTGTTCAGTACGTTATTAGGGACAGAATTACGGTTTGGGGGCAAACAGAGTCAGGCTCTATTGACGCCACAATATCACCGAAAGATATTAAGGGTCATGTCGTTAACTTCGTTCAACTTAATCCCACTGCTCCTGAGGAAAGGGAAAGAACCCTCAACCTCTGGTCAACAAAATGGCGGGAAGGGTTCGTAGACCACGATACTGCTTTACGCGAAGCTGGAGTTTCAAATGCCCATGAAGTTCAGGCAAAGTTGTTAGCTGAAAGATTCTTACAGTCTGAACAGATTCAAGGGCTTCTTGAAGGCATGGCTGCAGCAAGGGTTCCGCTTCTTCAAAATATAGTTGAGGCAGCAGGTGCAAGTAATAACGACGCAGCAGATATTGCAACTAATATTCTTAATACTCAAGGCGCAACACAATTACCTAACGCTGGTAATTTCCAACAGGGTAATCAAATGGGGACTAACCCACAGACACCCGGCACAGGCGCACCCACAACTACTAGACCTGTAATGCCGGGGTCTATGGGCGAAGCAGATTTGGTAGCAAGGCAAATAAGTAGCCCTGCTCGTGATGGTAGTAGACGTGTACCGACTTCACAATTACCAGCAGGGCTTGGAAGATAATGGCATCAAAAAATAAACCAACTGATGTTATTACGCAAGCTGTTGGACAATTTGACGAAATAGTAAAACGGTATCTTGATACTATTCCAAAGCAAATTCAAGATGCAGAAATTAATCCTCCGGGCGGTAAACGAAAGCAACAACCTCGTCCGATGAACCCGTTTGGGAGAAAATAAATGTCACGTTATATTCAAATCCCGCCGTCAATTATGAAAGACATTGCGGGTTGGGGTGAAAGATACGCAACTCTTGAATATCCTGATGCTATGTCAGGTGATGCTATATACAGTGACGTAAGCAAAAAACTTGGTATTCCACTTAACATAATTTCAGGTGTTGGTATTACTCCCGCAGGAACCGGATACAGGGCAAGTAATTCTTTAGAAGAAATTATAACTACCGCTCAAATTGAGACAGGTTTAATTTCTGACCCAAATGCAACAAGTAGTAATAAATATACTACCGGGGCAGACGCACTTAAAAAAGGGTTCGACTGGATTACTAATTTAAACTTACCTTCAGGTAATCCAACGCGTCCTTCAAGTTGGAATTCAAATGAGGGGACATGGGATGAATACATGGAAAACTGGACTGCTTTTAATCCCACAGACACTACTACTGGTATGAACCCCGGAATAAACGATGATGCGTGGTTGCAATCTTTACTTAAAAGTTCAGACATTGAGTATCAGCAGAATTTAGAAACTGCTAAAGACAATGCTAGAGAAGAAACTGCAAAAAAATTTCAAGAAGGATTAGATGCTTTAGAAAAGCTTGGAATAGACATTGATAACAATGTTACAAAAGCTGAAGAGAGCGCTGCTAAAAATAAAGATTATTTACTTGGCGGAGATAACAAAGAAACCAGAGATAACTTTTGGGTTACAGCAGGAGCCGATCTTACAGAACGAGGCGAAGCATTAACCTTTCAAGACATTATTAATAATCCTGAGCAGTTCCTTGAAAGACTTGACGGCGAAAACGCCAAGTTAACTTTTACAAACCCAACAACAGGGCTTCAGCAACTTAACCCATGGGTTGCTACAGCTATAGATTTTGCAAATTCTCAAGCAGGGTTTATCAGTAAAGAACAAATTGCTCTTATTGAAAATTCAGCGTTAATAGAATTAGCTAATCTCGAAAAAGAATCTCAACTTGCGCTTCTTGAAGAAGAAGGAGCAAATGAAACAGAAATTCTTGGGCTTCAAATTGAAGCAGATAAAGCAATAGCGCAAATTGCTGAATCTAATAGAATACGAGAATTTAATTACTTAAATAAAAAAGAAGATTATCAGTTTCAACTTCAGCAACGGGCGCAAGAAAGAGAATTTGAACTTTTAATAAAACAAGGAGAACAGTCTAGTAAGGCTTCTGATCGTGAACATGCTGAATTAATGAAGCAGTTTCAAATTCAGCAAGAACAGAACCTTCAACAATTTGACCTTCAAACGCAGCAATTTGACCTTCAAAGCCAACAATTTGAAAACCAACAGTTGCAGCAACAACAGCAATTTGAACTTGAACAACAAGCTGCTCTCGATGCTCTTGCACTTCAAACAAAAACGATTAACCGACAAGTAGAACGTGACAAGATTACCGACGAAACAAATAGGTATATTGCTGAAGTTCAAAGACTTGGTTTAATTGACACTGTTGAAGGTGAAAGATTAATAGCTGAAGCGCAAGCTGCAAGAGATATTCGTTTAGCTGAACTTCAAAAAAATACGATTACGACACAGGGCGCACAGCAACTTCAAGCTGAACTTGCTGGTACTGAAGCTGACATTACGATTGCAGATACTCAGGCAGGAGCGGTTACAGGAGCAGCAGCAGTTCAGGCAGAAGCTGCAAGTCCGTTTGGATATCTTGGCGCAAGTATTGATTCGGCAGACAGAACGCAAAGACTGGCAGATGCTCAAGCTATTCTTGGAGAGCAATTTAACCCTTACGCTCTTACAAATGAACAATTTAAAGGTATGCAAGACACTGCAGCCCAAGCAGGAGCAACTCCTTTTGGCGCGCTGAGTACAGCACCTGAGGCCAGATATCAAGACATACTTGGCCTTCAAGAGGCTCAAGCTGCAGCAGGGCCGTTTCAAGCAGCGCAGCTTGGTCAGACTATAGGAGATATCGGCACAATTCTTCGTAGCGGGCTTACTCCAACTGAACAAGTTGCACTTGCTCGTGCGCCGGGTAATCCGTTTGGACTTACTGCACAACAGCAAATTGACTTACAAGGAACATTAGCAAGAGGCGGTTTAACTGCAGAACAGCAATCGTCTCTTATGGGATTGCAAGCACGAGGTGGAATAACTAAAGAAGATGAGTTTATGGCTCTTCAAAACTCGCTTGCTAGAGGCGGACTTACTCCAAATCAAAGGCTTGCTGAAGTACAAGCTAGTGCTGCTCCGCAAAACATGGCAAACTATCTAAACTTTATAGGCAATCCTGCAGCCGTAGGATTTGCTGGACAGAGTGGATTCCTACAAAACATAGCTGACAGTCCTGAAGGAAATATTCCTGCATCATTGTTTGGGTTAAATGTTCCGCAAAATACTTCTGCGGTTCCAGTAAATCCAACACTTTCAGACCTTACAGATTTATCTGACGAGCAACTTGGTTTCTATCAGGGACAACAGGCTGCACAGAATTACCTGACTCCCAGTCAGATATTCCAACAGGCGCAGACGGTTACGCCTCAGGGGGTTTAATTGGCAAGCCTGAGAGAAAAACGTGAAGAACGACAAAGACGTTTAATTGAATTAACGCGACAAGCTAAATACGCTAAAACGGCTGCTGTGGCTCAATCAGTTATTGACCAGCCACGCCGAACTGCATTACCTGAGCCAATTAATCCTGTTATTCCTCAGTCGCAGCAAAACATATTTACTGCTCAACAAACTGCTCAACGACCAGCAAGGCTTCCTTTTGGGGTACAACAAGCAGATATTTATGCACCTACTGCTGCTGTAGAAAAAAGAGGAAAGCCAGAATTTGGTTCATTCTTTGGTTCTGGAATCTTAGAAAATGCAGCAGGAATAGGTCTTGGTGGGCTTGAGCAACTTCAAAAAGGTATTGAAACATTTGGTGGTGCTGCTGTTGGTTTAGCAGGAGCAGTTACACCCGGAGACCTGTTTGGATTTCAAGCTAACTTAAATCGAATAGAAGCAGAAAAAGGTGACCCGCAACCATGGAATATACCGGGTCAAATGCAAAACCTTGCTGAAGCATTTCGTCAAACAGATATGCCTTCAACTACGGTTACCTTGCCTTTTGAAATAGGTCTTGGCGGAGATAGAAAATTACACCAAATTGCTGTTGGAGTAAAAGGAGGTATTGAATTACTTCCTGATGCCATTCTCGCAATGCTTACAGGTGGGACTTCTGCTGTTGGTACTGCAACCCGAACAGGTTTAAGAGCAGGTCTTAAATCTACCGGACGAGGACTTGGGCGAGGAGTAATGGGAGCAACCGGGCTTGATATTGCTGTAGGTGCTTCAAGAGGTCTGACTCGTAAATTTAGAAATATAAATATAGAAGACGCAGTTCCAGAAGTTCTTGAAAACAGAAATGTTCTTCCGATTGAAAAAGTTGGTGAAACTAAAGGAGTTATTGATGAGCAGCAATCCAAAACTCTTAGAGAGTTCATATCGGCTATTCCCGACATTCCTCTTATAACAGGAACTATAACTGGGTTCTTAAATATTCTTAGCCCAAATATTTTGCTTGATACTTCAAATGCTTTAAATACAAGTTCAACAGGGCATATGAGAAACCTTGCAATATCTGAAGCTAATATCGCTCATACAATGGCTCGACTCTTTGATGACCTTAATTTAAAAACATTTCCATCGCGCACAGGCAAAAGCCAAGCAAAATATGGTGAAGGAGTTGCCGGGGGCAAACTAAAAGAAGCCTTTGGAAGAATGCGTAATGTCTTTGGAAAAGGCGAAAATCCTTCTCTTCAAAACGCTGTTGGGTTTGGTTTAGATGAAAAAGGTCGAATAACTGGTACTGGTACAAAACTTGACGGTCAAGCATGGGTTAATGCCACGGAATTATTATTCAATAATAAGTACCGAACTTCTTCTCGTTATAAAAATGTAGATATTGGAAAAGCTAGATTTAGAAATAAAAATACGGGAGACACAGTTGTCGTAACTGGAAAAGCTGGAGGAGAAAATAGTTTCAGGTCTCTTAATAACAATAAGGATTTTGTTAGAGATGGCTTTGAAGGTGGAAAACATTCTGGTCTTGCCAACTTTGTTTGGACTTACCAAAATTATTCTGCTGATGTAGGCATAATGTTGTCTGAAGCAGGAGTAAAAGTTGACTGGATAGAAACATCAGAACAAATTGTTGGAATGAAATACAGTCCAAGATTTCTTGAAATTGATAACAACTGGTTATTCAATACGGCTAAGTCAGGAGAAGGCGGAGTTGCTGTTGGTTCGACACCTATGAACTTACAGACAAGAAAACTAACTCGCGCCCAACTGCAAAAAGCTATAGACGAACAAGGAATGGCTCTTAATGACCCATTTGCAACAATGGAAAATCTTCTTCGAGGGGCATATCGTGCTGCTCGTGACGAAGAATTAGCAAGAACTGCAAAAACCGTTGCACATGGTTTACATCCTCAAGTTATAGATACAAAACATATCCGAAAAATTCGGAACAATATGTTAGCAACCCTTTCAAGAAGAGGGCGAAAACTAAAAAAGGGAGGACGAGGAAGCGTACCTAAAGTTAGTCAGTTAAAAATAGACTATCTTAGAGCAAGTGGAATGGGGCATTTTGCTGAAAAAGTTGAAGAAATAAACAAAATTACAAATGTAACTGATAGAAAAAAAGCCCTTAGCAAATTTAACGAAGCATTTAATAAAGACATAACAAAATTAGGTGAGACCTACTTTACTCCCGGCAGAGATTTTAATGTAGATATGCCAGCTTATGCGGGGTTGTTGTTTAAAGACAAAGACGAACTTGGAAGTATATTAAAAAATATTGGAGCAACTAAACGTCTTGGTGGCGACACTATGGATGCACTGGCTCAAGTTGGTGACACAATTCGAGTTGGTAAAACAGGATTTGACTTTGGGTTTCCTCTAATTCAAGGACTTCCTGCTCTTGGCTTTGCAGCAAATACTTTCCTGCAAAATCCTAAAAAAGGACTAGAGTTATTTAGATCATGGGGGAAAGCTGTAGGGCGAGGATTTGAGTCAACAGTTAATGCAGAGGTTCTTACAAGAAACCTAATTGAAAACAAAGACATTCTTGCTGAAGCTATAAGTACCGGGCGAATTCAACTTTCAAGAAATGCAACAGACATATTTATAGCTGTTCAAAACCAAACTGCTTTTGCAAATCTTGGTAGACCCGGAAAAGAATTTGATGAAATTGTAAAAGCAATAGCCCAGCCATTTGAACGTGCTTATGTTGCTCCGGGTGACATATTAAGAATTGAATACTACAAAATAATGCGTGACACAGCATGGCAGCATAGCGGGGAACAAGGGCTGCGTGATTTAGGGTCATTTGTAAATAAGATGACCGGAGCATTAAACCCGCTTGATTCAGGAATTTCCCCTAATCAAAGTGCTATTGAACGAAATATCTTGTTCTTTTCACAGCGTTACACACGCGCATCTATGGGGTTAATGAAGAATTTCTTTGACGGTGGAATTGAAGGAGAGTTTGCAAGGCGTTCAATTACGGGTATGGCTGGTGCAGGAATGCTGACATATTGGGCATTAGCAAAAGCTAACGGGGAAGAACCAAAATTAGACCCATCTAAATCTGACTTTATGACATTTAAAATTGGGGACGATTTAATTGGTGTTGGTTCTTTCTGGACACAAATGGCTCGTCTTTCAGGCAAACTTTCTAAAACTACTTGGGATGAAGAAGCAAGAGCAGATTTGTGGGACAAAGACGATAGCCCATTACTTCGGTTCCTTCGTGGTCGGTCTGCTCCTGTTGGTGGTTTAGGCTGGGACATGGCAACCGGGCATGACTTCATGGGCAAACAGTTTAATGACAGCGGAGATTGGACATCACATTTAGCACGGCAGCTTACACCTATTTGGGTTGAAGCAACTATGCTAGATTCTCCTTATAGAGTTGGCCCTGTTGGAGCAGCATCGGAAGTATTTGGTGGTCGTATTAGACCTGCTAGTGCAGCAGATCGTCGCAGGTGGTTACGGAATGATATTGCAGTTGATAACTTTGATAAGAAGTGGGAAGACTTAAATAAACTGCAAAAAGCAAAAATTAGAAGTTATAACCCCGAATTAAAAATTAGTGAATCAGACGCTGCTGCCTTAGATACGTTAGAAGAAATCATAAGGGAAGAACGTGCTGATATTGGGGATGATTTAAATGTTGCTATAGACGCTTTCTGGGATAGAAAGACAGACATAGATGACCAGTGGTCTGCTGCTTTGGCTGAAGGCACAACGTTCTTAGATGCGGGTCAGATTAACCCTCAACAATTTAAAGATATTTGGATTAGTGGAGCAAACGCTCAACGCAGAAGCCGTCTTGAAAATGAGTTGTATAACGAAAAAGGAGACTTTGTTTTAGTCAACGAGCATTTTGCTAAGAATGCAACGCGCTTTGGCCCAGATACTCCTGAAGATGCAGCTTACGCTGAGTACATCGTAAATATAATTTCAAAACATGAAGTATTTGAAGATGCTGACGGGTTCAACTTTAGAAAAAGAGATCGTGAAATAGAAAAATTTAGGCAGACGTGGGGAGAAGAAGTTTATAGTTATGTTCAACAACTATTTGCTGAAGGGCGTCAGCTTCCTGCAATGGTTTATGAATACTATCAAGGTAAAGAACACTTCGAGTATTATTGGAAAGATGTAGAACTTGCAGTTCTAGAATCCAGTGAAAACAGCGATGTGCTTTCTGCTTTATGGAATCAATGGTTAGAAGAAACAAACGCAGATGTAAAAGACAGATTCTTAGAAGCCAATCCAATTCTTAAAACATTCAAGAATAGACTTAGTGATGTTAGGCAAGAAATGAGGGCTAGAGATTCTAACCTTGATGCTTGGCTATATAGGTGGGGCTTTACTAGCACGTTGCGACACCCAGATAATGATTATCCAACAGCAACAAGTGATATTAGGGATAACCGCCCATTACCACTTGAGAGATTTGGTATTAAACCCGGAATATATTGATTATTATTCAGGGACTTAGTAAATTTATCGGAAACATAAATCACCTTTAGGGGTAAGGTCTAGGCCATGACAACCGAAAAACAAGAAGTTTCGGCTTCACAAGATTCAGCGGAAAATATAGCGAGTACAGTTTTGGCTGCTCAAGATGAATCCGCTCAGGCAGAAAAACAGGTACAGGAACAAGTACCGGAACAGGCTCCTGCTTCTTCAGGGCCAACGCTTAGTGACATAGAAAACGTCTTCAATAAATATCAAGGTACGCAGAACAATTGGAATGCGAACCGAATGAAACAGATTGAGGACAACCTGAACTCCAGAGTTGATGAGGCATTACGCCCTTTTAGGGATATGTCCATAAAAATGGAACAGGCACAAGTCGATCAGTTGGAACCAGAAGAACAGGTTGAGTATTGGAAGAATAAGGCTCAGACACCAGCAGAGGCTCCTCAACAGCAGCAAAAGCAGCAAGAGGAACTTTCTGCAGATGAAAAACTAAGTCTTGCTAACAACGTGACACAGTTAATTACCCAAAACAAACTTCAGATGACACATCTGGATAACCGTATTTGGGAAGGCGCAACAACTGGTATGACTGCAGAGCAGTATTACACTCTCGCGCAGAATAATATTGGTCGCCTAAAAACTGCTCCTGCTCCAACACCAACTCCTGCACCCGCGACTCCGCCACCTACCACGCAAGAGGCTCCTTCGCAGACTACATCTCCTATAGAGACAAAGTCAGAAGCCGTAGAAGCATTTCAGCGTGGCGACATAAACATCGACGAGTATCGAAGCATCGGCTCTGAAAAAGGGTGGTTGCGACGATAATGAAAGAAGAAAGTCATGGCTGAAGGTCTGACCCTATCCAGTTCGTCGAGTCTGTCGAGTATGGCTGCAACTGTTATTGCAGATGCGATTGCTAACGTGGAACCTGCTGGCCCAACTGCTAGCTTGGTATCACGATACGACCTTGGTAAAGGCGAAAAGCAAAAGAATATCCCTCTTTGGGGTCGTCTTAGTGCTTCAGCCCTTTCTGAAGGCGTAACTATTCAGAACGCCCAGCAAGTTTCAGTGACAGTTCGTAACGTCACTGCTTCTGAGCATGGTGTTCTAACTTTCGTGTCTGATGTACTACAGCGTGAAAACAGTGAAGATGTTCTCGCTGAAGTTGGAATGATGCAGGGTCTTGCACTTGGTCGTCTCCGTGAGTCTGACCTCGTTACCCTCTTCGACTCAGTTACCGGGCTTTCAACGCCGGGTGCTGGCTCTAACTTCGGTTTTAGGCATCTTGCTGGTGCAGTTTCATATATGCAGACCGACAACAACTCATCATTTGGCCCGTCTCCGGGTGGTCAAGTGAATGCAGTATTACACCCGGAACAAATCCGTCGTCTAGTAGAAGATGATTCAGGTATGCAAGCTGGTGGTTCTACCACTATGGCTTCTGGTGCGCGCCCAAGTGGCCCATCCGACGATGTCATCAATAACTATTGGCGTGGTAAAGAGCAACGATTTGGAGTACAGATTTACTCATCGGGAGTTATTTCTCGTGATGGGTCTGGTGACTCTAAGGGTTGTGTCTTTGCTCCTCAGGCTTTTGCGCTTGCTATGGCAAAAGAAATTGACGCTGAAGACGACAGAGACATTCGTTCTCGTGGTACTGACATTGTTACAGTCGGTACTTGGGGCGAAACTGAAGTTGTTGATGAGTGGGCTGTTGAAGTTTATTCAGCAACCGACGCAATTAGCTAATAGATAATCCCTTGACTACACCTATACAACAATGGCAAAACTCACAATCCTTTAGAGGAAATAGTGTTGTAAGCCAGAGCGAAGATTACGGAATTGCAATAGACGACAAACAAGACGACTATTGTTTCTTGTATGACACGCTGGACGGACATCAGCTTCGCATTCCACTTGCTGACAAGCAGTACATGCTGGCTAAAGTTCGCCCTGTAAAAAAAGGTGAAAAAGCGATATGGGTACAAGTACCGGGGCAACCGGGTCTTGTCCATCACGCTCCCGGAGGTTCAACACCTGCGTATTCAGAGACTTTACCTGCGGAATTACCCAACAAAACGGAGTCGTTAGCTGCGATTCCCGGCGTTAAAGGTAGCCGCGGGCGTAAACGTGGTAAAAGAGGAAAGCGAAGGAATAGATAGTGGTAACTCAATTAGACCGTCCACCCGAATTAATTCTAGAAGCATGGGCGATTGAAGTTCGTCAACGTGCGCGTTCCGATGCAAATTTTGCAGAGGTACTGGATAAATTCGAGAGTCGTTTTGGCAACATTAAGGAAGCCCTTAATAGTTTGGACTTTGTCTCTGCGGATTCTGCATATCTTCTTCATCCCCAAAAGGATGGAACCTACGTTCCTGTTATTCACAATGTGCGTCCCGGTCAACTCGCTACTGCACTAGAGCGCGGATTCCTTCCGTTGGCTCTCAAAGACTACGAGTCTGCGATTGAAGCCTCTGAAGAACGCAAGAACCTTGGTAAGAGGGGTAAGCAGGTAAAGTCACAAAAGGGTAAATCTAAAAAAGCTAATAAAAATCAAACTAGTTTAGACATTGGAGGCTCATAATGAGCATCGGTATTCCTCGCATTAGAGATGCGAACACCGAGACTCTGGATGGGACTAAAGTCTTGACTGCTGCTGATGCATATCACCAGAACCTTGACCCCGGTGGGTCTGCAAGGGAACTGGATTTGCCATCAGGTACTGGCACTCAAGGTGGAGAAGTAATGATTA